CGCATGATGTCATCAAGTATCAACCAAATGAATATCAGACGGCGTACGAATTTTGGGAGACAATTATCTCGCATGCAGTGATCAATGGTGTAGGCTATGCGCTCATTGAACGTGACGCACGCGGTTATGTGGTGCAGCTTATTCCTTTGGACTTTTTTGATGTGGACAGAAAGAGCGTGAATGGCCAGTTGGTATATAGCGTCAAAAATGTAGGCATTGTGCAGGCTGAGAATATGCTGGAGATATGCAACCTTCAGCGAAAAAGTCCGATTCGTTTGCACCGCGAAAATTTAGGACTTGCAAAAGCAGCTGAGGAATTTGGCGCCGAGTATTTTGGCAGCGGTGGACAGATGACCGGTATACTTTCCAGTGACCAGCCTTTGAGAAAGGAGCAGATGGATATCATCCAAGGCAGCTGGAACAGGGCGCAGCAACAGGCCGGCACTAAGTTGCTGCCTTTTGGTTTTAAATACTCACGTATCAGCATCAGCCCCGATGAGGCGCAATTTATCCAGACGCGCAAATTCCAAGCTGAGGAGATATGCCGCATCTTTAGCGTGCCGCCTAGCTTGGTGCAGCTTGAAAGTCAAACTACATACAACAACGTCGAGCAGCAGAACCTGCAATTCGCACGGCACACCATTTCACCATGGGCCAAACGTATCGAGCAGGAGATAGACAGAAAGCTGATCCAGTCACGGGAGCGGCCACAGATATACAGCAAATTCAGCTTGAATGATTTGTATCGTGGCGATATGCAGACCCGTGCTGAATTCTATACGAAGATGCTACAAAATGGCGTGCTCAACATCAACGAGGTGCGCATGAAAGAAGACCTTAATCCAGTTGCTAACGGTGGCGATATGCACCTGGTCCAAGTGAATCAGATTTCACTTGAACAGATGGGTGCTTATAGTGGGAAGATAGCAAGCAACGAACAACCATAAACAATGGAAGAAAAAAACGACAACCAGATCGCCGAGCTGCGAGCGCAGTACGGTGACAATGTAGAACTCAGGACGGCGGAGGTGCGTGCTGCTGGCGATGAGTCTCTCATCGTCGAGGGCTATGCATCAAACTTTGACGTCGAGTATGACCTTGGATATTTTAAGGAATCGGTGGCACGCGGTGCATTCGACTCAGTGCTCGAAGATGATGTGCGGTTTTTATTGAACCATACCGGCGCGCCATTGGCACGAACGACTAACGGCACATTGGAGCTGACAGTCGATGAAACAGGTTTAAGATATCGTGCTGCTTTGGCCGATACGCAAGACGGGCGCGATTTGTACAAGCTTATCAAGCGCGGCGATATCTCTCAAAGTTCATTTGCATTCACTATCGATGCCGATAAGTGGAGCGAGGATAGAAGCACTAGGACCATCACCAAGGTAGGCAGGCTCTTAGATGTATCCAGCGTGACATATCCAGCCAGCCCATCGACAACGGTGGCAGCGCGAAACATGGCAGCGGCGGCGCAGGAAGCGGAGGAGATAAAAGGCGAACAGGAAGAGCAGCAGCCAGCGATGGAGGAGCGTGCTGAGCCTGAAACTATAAATAAAACCGTGCGTAACTTAGCACACAATAATCTTGGAAAAATGACTTTAAATGATCTCAAAGGCCAGCGCTCTGCGCACTACGAAGAATTCGTAGGAATCGGCCAAAAGGCGGACTCAGAAGGCCGCATTTTAACAGAGGCAGAGCAGGAGCGATGCGACAAACTTGATAACCTTATTGCTGATCTTGATGTGAAGATTAAGCACAAAACCCGTGAGCAGGAGATGGTGGCACGCATGGCACAGACCGGCGCAACCTCATCAGCTGAGAAGCGCGAGGTGGAGCGAGTTAATGGCGCTTTCTCTTTGTCTAGAGCGATTGCAACAGTTTCTAATGGTCGCAGCTTGGAAGGTGCAGAGGCTGAGTGGTCAGCTGAAGCGCAGCGTGAGATGCGCAGCCGAGGCTTGCAAACTGCTGGACAGGTATCAATACCATCTATCGCTTTGCGTGCTGGAGCAGCTGACGACTTCCAGGCTGCTAGCGGTGACGGCTCTGGCTTCGTACCTACTTCAGTGCCTGCAGCTATCGAGGCTCTGCGCGCTCCATCAGTTATCGAGCAGCTCGGAACTACTGTCATTCGCAACGCTACTGGTAACCTTCAGTTCCCACGAGTAAGCGCTAAAGCAGTAGGCACAGCACCAGGTGAGGTGGCAGCTAGCTCCAATTCAGGTATGGAGATGGATGAACTGTCTTTGACTCCACAGCGAGTGACAGCCAAAACCAAGTACTCAAAGACCCTCATCATGCAGGGCGGTGCTGAGGTTGATGCTTTGATTGCTAACGAATTGAGCGCAGCGATGAATGCATATATCGATGATGCTGCGTTTGATTTGATTTTGGCATCTTCTGCCATCAACGTATCAACGACAGGCGATACAGCTTTGAATGCTGCTTTGGCTTTCTTGATGGAGAGTGATGTGTTGGCTGATGGCGGCAACTTGGCCGGCGCTAGCTATGTCATGAGTCCATTGGCCTACCAGCTTTCTAAGTCTGAGGCAGCAGTATCTAACGTCTCTGCTTTGTGGGAAAATGGCCGCTTCAACGGTTATAATGCAGTAGCCACACCTTACTTGGTGAATGGTTTGTTGAATGATGCTTCAACCCCTGCAGGTCAGATGATTTTCGGAAACTTCGCTCAGGGTGCTATCCTTGCATATTTTTCCGGCGTGGATCTTTTGATTGACCCATTTAGTAATGCAGGCACAGCACAGATCGCTTTGCACGTAAATCGATTCTATGATTTCGATGTACGTCAGCCAGGCGCTTTGGCTAAAGCTACGCAGTTGACTTAATTGTTCATGTGTATGGAAAAGGGGTGGCTTCGGTCACCCTTTTTTTTTGTCCGTATTTTAGCGACATGATGACAATAGAAATAACCAGCGCACCATCGCTGGACAGCATTATCACAGTGGCGGCACTGAAGGAACATCTCAGGGTGGACCACAATGATGAGAACACGCTCATAGAGGCCTATCGTGATGCAGCCATCGCGTGGGTTGAGGATTATTGCAACACGCGACTGGGCGACGTCACCGCTGTGGGCTATATTGATTTTTTTCATCCTGTGCAGTTTCCTGTGGGACCGGTTCAATCTATCAGCAGCGTCACATACCTGGATACGGCAAACGCCACGCAAACGCTCAGCACGACAAAATACTGGTTTGACATCAAGACGAATGTGGCGCGGATGACATTTGATAGCGTGCCCGATCTATATGATGACGCCTACAACCGCGTGCAGGTGAATATGACTATAGGCTATCCTGAGGCCGACATACCGAAACCCATGATCACCGCCATCCGCTGGATGGTGGCGCACCTGTATGAGCAGCGCCAGCCTGTAGCCACCGGCACCATCGCTGTGACCGTGCCCATTGGTTTGTATTCTATCCTTAATCCTTACCGCGTTATTTTGTCATCATGAGGATAGGGCAAAGCGATAGACGCATCACGGTGCAGCGCTACACCACCAGCACGAACGCATACGGTGAGCGCATACAGACGTGGAGCACGTTGATTACTGTGTGGGCTGAGCTGATGAAAACCGGCGAAGGTATGACCGAGAAGATAACCGGTGACCAGGACATGCCGGTGCAACGGCTACGCTTTAAGATACGCAGCAGCAGTGACAGCCGAGGCATCAAAGCTGATGATCGTGTGCTGTACAATTCAAAGTATTATAACATTCAAGGCATTGAGGAGATAGGCCGTAATGACCAGCTGGTCCTGCTTTGTCAAATCTCAGCAACCTGATGGCACGCGGTACTTTACAACAAAAAGGAGCACAAACAGCTTTCGAAGGTATCGGTGCAGATATTGGCCCACTGCTGAAGCAATTTGAAGAGCTGCGCAAGCAGGTCAGTGATCTAAAGGTACAGGCGCGCATTCATAGAGCTGTGGGCAACATCTACAAAAAAGAGATGTTGAATAATATTGTAGATGCAAAGAAAACTGTGCGCATCAGGAGAGGCGGCAAACCGAGCGGAAGCCTGGACATCAAACCAGGCACGATGCGGCGATCTATTAAAGTCTGGCAAATAAACAAAAGAGCCAGTACTTTTTGGGTGGGGCCGAGAGCAGGCAGAAAAGCAGGCAAAGATTCTGATGGGTGGTTTTCAAACATTGTCGAAGGTGATGACCAATTCATAAAAGGTAACAACCGCAACGCTGGAGTATTTGAGAAATCGATAACCAGCAAACGAGAGGAGGCATTTACAGCTATGAGAAAAAAATACGATTATCAGATTCGTAAGGCAGCACGAAAAGCAGCAAAGAAATAAGTAAAAAAATGAACGCAGGCAAAGCAGTATATGGAATCCTCAGCGCGAACAGCACGGTCACAAATATCGTCAGCACGCGCATCTTTCCCGAGATAGCTGAACAGGAGGCGGCCACACCTTTCGTAGTCTACCAGCTGCAGAGCGTAGACCCAGAAGATACGCACGACGGACCCAGTAAGCTGGATGAGGTGCGCTTTGAGTTTATGTGCTATGCGGATACGTACAACGAGGCGGCTGATTTAGCTACTGCTGTGCGTGGTGCTTTGGATCGCGTCAGCGGCACATATAACGGCGTCAACATCGAGAGCGTTCAATTTAATGACGTCGATACGGAGGTGCTCTATGATCCACGCAGATATTCGCAGGTGCTCACCTTTACCTTTCGCGTCAAGCGCGATGATATTGAGATAGCACTAGGCACACCGGTGACGGGTGCGGTGCTTAATGATTTGAGTGATGTGAATGTGACGGGCGTAACGGACAACCAGATACTAAGCTACGACGCAGCCACAGACAGCTGGGTAGCTGCGGACGATGCGGGCGGACTAGTTGACAGCGTAAACGGGCAAACGGGTACGGTAACTCTTGGCCTCG